ACGGATTGCCGCTAAACGTTGCGCCCTCCAGCAGACAATTAAACACGGTGCCTCGAAACGTGACGGTCACAGTTGAGCCGATCTGATCCATGCCATAAGACGGAATGTCGCCGTTCTGTGCGCTCAAGTTGCAGGTCACGCTCAAAATGCGCTGTGTGGCCGTGCTGTAAGTAGACAGCAGGTAATTAGCAAAGTCTGTTGCCTGGCTTGTCGAGTTATTCAACGTGTTGACCAAATAAGTACGAAAAGGCGCCACGCCTGTTTGTACCGTGGCCTCGCCAAAAGATTCTGGGTCAACAGTTACCTGTGTATAAAAACTGTCTGCCAAGCTGCTAAACGATATTTGCTCAAAAATATGATTGCTGGCGTCATTTGTTGTGTCACTGAAATTGCCGTAGAAACCAGCAATTTTGCGGTATGCGTTGACCATTAAAATGCCGTCGCTGATGTCAATGAGTTTGCCGTTCATTGTCAATACGGCCCTGTTTACCCAGTCGCCCCAGGTGCCACTAATCGTCGTGGCTGGGAATGCCTGAGTACCGCCAAATGCGCTGGTAGTGCTGATATTCAGGCCTGTTTGTGTTGCGCATTGGCCTGCCTGCGCGCTCAAAGTGCCTGCTGTCATTGCGTAACTGTTGCCTTGCACTCGACCAAAAGCTGCAAAGTTTCCCTCACAACTTAAAGTAACAAAGTCTGCGTTGCCGACGCCGCCAGAGTAGGGAATGCCGTACTGCACCATTGCATCAGTGATGCGACCAACAAAGAGCTGGCGATATGTGCCAGAGGTGCCGAGCCTCACAGATATGCGCAGCCAAGTGCCTGTGACAAAAAGGGCATTGGGGGTTGTGTAGCCGGTCGGGTAACGCAAAACCACGTTGCCTGTGTTGGCGCTGTAGGCGTCTAAAGGTTTTTGCCGGCCATAGGTCAACGACACGTTTTGCACGTTGGCAACAACAGTTGTAAGCGTTGCGTAAGTCGCGCCTACCTCTACCTGGTATTGGACTATTGCCATTAGAAAATGTTGCTGACCTTGATTGGCACGCTGCCGTTTTGGCGCATGTATGAGCGCAACGCCTCAACAACTTGATTAGGGTCGCCGCCATAAACGTTTATGTTTACGTTGTTGTTACGTTCTGCAACGTTTGCGCTGCCGTTAAGCCCTAAGTTTGCTTCTTCGACTGCCATCGGTTCAGCAATGCGGCCAAGTTTTATTTCTTTTAATAGGTCAATGTCTTTGCCTGGCTTAACAAGGTTAATGCCGTAAATGACAAGGTTAATTGCTTTAATAAACCCGTTAACCATGCCCTCGATGTAGCCAGCGATAGCGTTTACAACGACGCGCACAACTGTTCTAAATCCCTCAAATCTTTTGTAGGCAACAACGATGGCTGCGCCTAACGCAATGATGCCAGCGGTAATTGCGACAGCAGGGTTGAGCATCATGGCAGCGTTTACAGCAAGAATTGACGCAGCCAAAATGCCCATGCCAGCAATAACTGCGGCTAACAGGTTTGGGTTTTCTTGTGCCCAGGTAGCAAACTTGTCTAGCACTGGTTGCAGTTTTAACAGAATAGGCAAAAAGGCTGCGCCTATTGACTCTTTGGTTTCGCCAAATGCAATGCTTAATTTTTGCAACCCGCCAGCAGCTGTTTCTGTAAAGGCTTTATTTGCGCCGCCAAATTGTTTAATTAAGTCGTCTGTAAAGTCTGCGCCCTCTACTGTTACTGCGTTTACAGCTTCTTGTGCTTTTTCTACTTTTTCGAGTGCTTTTGCAGCTTCTTTGCTTGTCGGGCCAAATAGTTCTACTTGGTTTTGGTAATCGGCCTGGGCTTTTAATAGCGCCTTTGTAAACTTTGCTTGTTCCTGCAACGCCACAGCGTTTTCGCCTAGTGGTATGCCCAATTTTTTTAGAGCGTTATAGTTGCCGGTCTCAGCTTTGCCTAACGCTAGGGCTACTGCCTCGTAGTCTTTGCCGGTAGCAGCTGCAACGTCGAGAGCAATGTTTGCTAACTCTTGCGCGCGCGTCAAATTGTTTGTGTTGCGCAAAAGGCTTGCAAGTGCTGGCCTTAATTTGTCGTCAGTGACTGCGCTAGCCATTGACGTTTTAGTGATGTAGTTCTCTACTTCTTTTATTTGTTCTTTAGACGCGCCAATGCTTGACTTTAATTGTCGAGCAAGGCTCGCTTGTGCAGCCTCGTCTTCTATTGCCGCTTTTACGCTGTCGCCAATAACACCGACTACAGCGCCTAGTGCTGCTGCGGCGGGTACAGCAGCCTTTTTGATGGCAAATTGGGCTTTTTGCCCGACGGTTTCCAGCTGCTTAAATTCGCGGATAGCGCTCTTTATGCCTTTGCTGTCAAACTGGCTGACAATGGGTATTGAAATCATCGCAAGTCCTTATTGACACGGTTAATGACGCGCAACGCTGCGCGCTCTATCTCGACTGTAATGGCGCGTATCTGGCTGTAGACGGCAGGCCCAAAAATGCGGGTGCGGCCTTGCCCTGGCGTGTTGCCAAGATTAGTAGCCAAGTTGTTGCTAGTGCGTCGGCCTGCTGTCTCAAATATGCCTGTGGCCGCGTCAGTCTGCTGTATGACGATCACGCCGTTGTTGTTGCGCCTTGTGTCTAATTTGACTTTGACGCCCTTAGACGCCTTTGCAGGGTCGTATGGGAACAGTTTACGGCCATTGTTAGTCCAGGGTTTAGCCATGCCAGACAATGGCACGCCTAAAGAGCTGTAGCGCGACTGTGCAGCTTGTATTGCTGGCTGGGCTATCTGATTCAACTCTGCAGCAAACTGCTTACGTAGCCCAGGCTCAATTTTGTTCAGCGCAGCCACAGCCTCTCGAATGCCTACAAGTTGTGTATCAACTGTTGCTGTCATGCCTTGCGCCTTGCCTTGTTCATGATACTAATGCAAGTGTTTAGGTCAGACGTGAGAAACTCTATGTTTGGCGGCCAAAAACCTGTCTCTATCAGCAAATGACAAAGAGCTAGTCTGTGGCCGCTTGTGTAGGGTTTGAGTCTTCCTGCTCTACAACTTCGGGCATTGCTACCAGTTTTTTGATGAAGTCATCAAAGACAACTGGCACTGTGATGCCGTGTACTTTGCTGGCCTCCCACGCAAGATAAGCCAAATCCTCGGCGCCGATGCCTTGCGCTAAGTCTGACATTTTGCGTTTATATTTGCGTTCCCATTGCACAGCGCACCAAAGGTTTGTTGTGACCTGGTGCGGGCCGTTGCCGGTGTCTAGTTTCATTGTTATTTGCATGTCTGCCGCCTTGCGTCGGGTTGGTTATGGAGAAGTAATATCGCGCGTGTAAGTTCCGCCTACAAACGACGCGGTTACCATGCTGAGTTCGCCTACAGCGCCAGCAATGGGCGTGAAGTTGACTAGCTGCATGTTAATAATTGTGTACTCAGGGTTAGAAGCGCTCTCTGTAGTTCCAGACGGGCTAATGACAAGCTGTGTTGTGCCAGTGCCTAAGTTTGCAAACAAGGTTGCCTCGACTTCGCCAGCGCCATAAGACAGGTACATTTCTAGCTCTACTTCTACGGTCTGTAAGCCTTGCGTAAAACGGTGGCCTGTATCGCCAAATGCAGTTGACTCTAAACTGTCTACGCCTAGCGTGATGGTTGCGCTACGGCACTGGTCGGTTAAATCAACAGCTGCGCCGCCAGTAGTTGGGGAGAGGTTTACTGTTGGGTTTGTGAGATACGTTGTAGTTGCCATTTTGTCTCCTAAAAGAACATTTCGCTATGAGTAAAGAGTAACACTTTTATGCTGTCTGTGCTTGTAAAGCCATTTGCAAGTTGTAACACGGGTAGGTCGCCCCGCCCATTTCGACTGCCCCTGGCTGGCCTGACATGACAATAATTGGGCTTGCCAGCACGCTGGCTGCAATGCTCAACAGTTTCTGCAGTACCGGCAGGCCTGCTGGGCCTGTGCCGATGACTTTGACTTGGAATGTCATGCGCACAATGTTGCCTTTGCCGGCGATGGTCTCAAAACTTGGCGCGTCAAGAAACACACAGTTAGGCACTATTTTTGTGGCATCGTTTACGACGCGCAGGCCTGTTACTGCTTGCAGTGTGGCTGTAACGTCTGCGATTGCCTCGTTAAACAGGTCTGTGTAAGCCATCAGGCGACCTGGGGGCGGTCAATGCCTAGCAGCTGCTTAATAACAGGCGTCATGGCATTTACGTTTGCTTGGCCCATGCCGTCAAAGGTTGCAAAGGTGTCTTGTGTGCTGCCTCGACTACGCCACAAGGCCGCCGCATACATGAGCGTGCCCAGAGTGACGTCGTGCCCAGGTGAGGTACTTAATGAGTCTGCATAGCCTGACTCTTGCCTGCGACGATAGGCAAAATCGTTGCCGGCATTGCGGGCCTGCGTAAGCAGTGTGTAATCGTCTGATGGGTCACTTATGTCTACGCCCAAATAGGTTTCTAATTGCGCGACTGATACCCAAGTGCAGCTCTGAGTGTAGGTGACCGTGCCGGTGTAAATGACGGTGTATTGAACGTTGGCGCCAGTACAAGCAAACAACACTTGGTTTTCTCTGGGCACATTGGCGTTGAACAATAACGCGCCTGATTCGCTTTCAATGCCGATGTACTCGTACAGCGGTATGTCAAGCACAGTAAACGTGCCGTTGAACGGGGCGCCAAGGCTGCCAATAGTTACCTGCTGGCCCACAACTATTTCTGTGGGTTCCAGCGTCTGCACAACTGCGTAGTTGTCTAGCAGTTGCTTACCTTGCGTTTTGTATATAGCCATCGGCGGTAGCCGCCTTTCTGACTAAGCGATTGCGATTGATTTAACCTGGTCGCCGTCAGCGATAAAGGTTGAAACGTAACCGTAGTAGCTGAACTTTTTGCCGAGCTGGGAGGCCTCATCCTGAGTCATGATCCCCTGGATGCTCTCATAAAACTCGATAGCTGAGCCGCGCGCTACAACCATTGTGTTGTCAGCAAATGCGCGGTCAACAACCAAGTTAAGGCCAAGTGGGTTAAACGTGTTCATTTGTGTCACATTGGCTGTGCCCATTCCGTTTACGCCCATGAGACCTGCAGCGCCGGTGTACGGGAAAACAGGTTCTTTATTTCCGTTTAATTGGCCACCCAATTTTTTCCAAACGTCAGGTGACACAAAAATGTGGTCTGGCAAGAAGTTTGTTGCAGCCAAAATGTCCGTAGCTGCGTCATACAACGCTGAAATAAGCGACGTTGGGTCGTTAGCAGTTACTGTCCATGTTGAACCTGACGCGGTGTCGCCGGCAAGAATTGCAGCGCAAGCCACAGCGTCGGATTGAATCATGTACTGTCCGACAAGGTCGCGCAAAATAATGTCGAGCGCTGCGGGCGACGTAAAGTCAACATCTTGAATGGACAAAAATACTTGGCCAGCCAGCGTAGTTTTGCTAACTACGTTTGACGCAATCACGGGAGTGCGTGCAGTAACGGTGCCGAGTTCGCTCTGTGAGCCAACTTCTGTGTGAGTTGTCCACGTCGGGCGGATAAATGTCTTTTGGTTTCCACCATCTGGAAAAGCGCGAGCGCCGACAGCTGCAACAACTGGGCGAATGTAGTTGAGATCGTCAAACACTGGCCCGAGTACTGGCACTGGCAAGAGACCTGGTGTGTCAGTTGTGAGTACGTC